AAAAAAAAAAAATCCATAAATAATAAATTAATTGAGAAATTATTATAATTTTAGATATTTATAATAAGATATTTTGTATAAATACTTATTAATATTTTTGGAATTATCAGAATAATTTTATAAAAATAATATTTATTTATTTAACTAATTATATTAAAAAAATTGAATTTAATATATTTTGAATAAATTACCCAATAATATAAATCATTATATACTACATATAATACAATGAGTGGAAGACCTAGTGTACAAAATCAACAAAGCAACAGACAACAAGGCATGCCCACATCTGGTTCAAACCAAAGACAAATGGGACAAGCTCAATTTAATCAAGGAATGCAAAATAGAGGTATGCAACAAAATCAACATCATCAACAGAATATGCAAGTTATGCAAGGTATGCAAGGTATGCAAGGTATGCAAAGTATGCAAGGTATGCAAAATATGCAAAGACAACAAGGAATGCAAAGTATGACAGGCGCGCAAGGTATGCAGGGACCACAATTGCAAGGTATGCAAGGACCACAAGGACCTCCAGTCACGCAAGGAATGCAAGGGATGCAGATCCACGGAATGCAGATGCAAGGTATGCAAGGACCACAAGGATCTCTAGGTATGCAAGGACCACAGATACAAGGTATGCAAGGACCACAAGGATCTTCAGGCATGCAGGTACCACAGGTACAAGGTATGCAAAGACCACAAGGATCTCCAGGCATGCAGGGATCACAGATACAAGGAATGCAAGGATCACAGGTGCAAGGTATGCAAGGACCGCAAGGTATGCAAGTACCACAGACTTCTCCAGGAATGCAAGGTATGCAAGGACCACAAGGTGGTTCTCAAGGCATGCAAGGACAAGGAATGCAAGGACAAGGTATGCGAGGTCCACAAGGTCCACAAGGTCCACAAGGTCCACAAGTTCCTCAAGGAATGCAAGGCCAAGTTGGGTCACAAAGTGCTCAAGGTATACAAGGACAGGGATTACAAAATCCACAAAGATCCAATCAACAGGGATCACAAAATATGCAAGGCCAACAAAACCAACAACAACAATCCCAACAAAGGACACAACAAGGTCAACAACCTCAAAATCAGAGACAAGGACCACAGGGACAAAATGCACAAAATCAACAAAAATCAAATCAAGGAACCCAATCGGCTCAAGGTCAAGAAAAAAATACACAAACCTCGCAACGAGAACAATCGAACAGTTCCAAAAAGAAACCAAGAGCAAAAAAAGTGGAAAAAGAAAAAACAGCTAAAGAAAAAAAAAAGACTGTAGCAACAGAAAAAACCAATTTAAATTTAAATGTAAATCTTTTTAAAAGTTGGATGATTGATCATTTTAAGAAAAATAATTATTTTCTAACTAAAGAAGAATCAAAACCCAAAAAAGAAAAGAAAAATAAATCAGCCGAATCAAATGAATTAGTCGAATCAAATGAATCAAGCGAACAAGTTGAATCAAATCAAAACAATTCGGAATCTCCTGAAAATAAAAAGAAGGCTGATTCCGAACAAAATCAACCAATGTTTAGTGATGTTCATATTGCTTTAGCTTGTGTCAACGAGAAATTATGTCTACATATTTTAGAATTAGCAAGAGAAAGAGCCAATCGAGATAATTTTGGCTGTTATAATATAGAAAAAAAGGATATTGAAGATGTATTAAATTCGGATGAAGAATTAAAAAAATTTTACAAATCGAATTGTAATACTTTTGACGAAAAGGCTGCATATGATAAAATATATTGTGTACCAAAATATGAATTTATGTTATTTGTTAATCTAAAATTTGGAGAAAACAATTTGAAACTGGACGAAAAATCGTATAATTTTTTAACATATATTCTAAATATATTTAATGTCAAGATAGCATTATATTGTTATTACTTATTAAATTTTTCTAATAAGAGAATTTTAAATTTTAGGGTAATAAAATTTGCTTGTCCTATGATATTTTCAGGATCTTTATTAGATACACTTAATGACCAATTAAATGAAACCGAAAAACATCTCAGAGAATGGGAGGAAGAAAAGAGAGTAAAATCTCGAGAAAAGGCAGCCGAGAGAAAAAAGGAAAAGAATGAAAATCCGGCATCATCTAGTGGTAATGACCAACAAGCTACCAACAATACAAGTTGTGCAAATAACTCTAATAATGGTGATTTTACTGTCAATGGGAATTATACTGGTCCAATTGATGATGATGGTTGTAATGATGATATTAGTACATGTGGAAGTAACAATGATAGTTATTAATATAATGAAAAATAAAAAATTATATCATTTAAAAAATTGTTTGTTTATATAATAATAATATAATGTATAAAAATAACTTGTCTGAAACAGATAAAAAAATTATTCAACCAGCTAATTTAAATATTGAATTAATGGAACATCAAAAAACAAATATTCAAGGGATGATAGATATTGAAAATGATAATCACATATTTGTCGAAAATCTAATTTATTTTACTGGAAAGCCAACAAATTATAAAATTAGGACATCTGTAGGTATATTAGGAGAGAAAGTTGGTTCTGGAAAATCATTAATGATAGTTAGTTTAATTTTATTAAATAAGTTACCTCCAGAACATGAAATATACTACGAAAGTTCAAAATATATTTCAATTATGAAATCACATATTTTAACTTCAACAAATATATCAAAAAAAATAAAATCAAATCTTTTAATTGTACCCCAAAAAATATTAGATCAATGGATTAATTTCTTTAAATTTGCACCAACACTTAAAATATATACATGTAAAGATCTTGAAGCCATAAATAGTCTCACACCAGAATCGATTAATAATTATGATGTATGTATAGTTCCTTGTGTAAAACACAGTATATTCAATAATAAATTTAGCGAATATAAATGGTCACGTATTATTATTGATGAAGCTGATACAATAAAATTAGCCAAAGATATTGATCTAGATTGTGATTTTTTATGGTTAGTAACAGGAACGCCATCAGGTATATTATATTCTAATAAAAGTTATATAAAAAATATATTTAGTAAAAATAAAAATTGGATCCTTGATTATATAACCATTAAAACAAATAAGAATTATTTAAATGCTTCAATGGTATTACCCATACCAAAAAGATTTTATATAAAATGCAAAACACCTTCAGAATTAAATATAATTAAAGATCTTATACCCAAAAATGTCATTAATTTAATTAATTCAGGGAATACAGATGAGGCAATTAAAACGCTAAATTGTAAAGAAGACACAACAGATAATATAATCAAGGTAATAACACATGGATTAACAAATTCAATAAATAATAAAAATATAGAATTAGCTGCCGAATTAAAAAAAAAATATCATGGAACATCAGAAGAAGAACAGCAAAAGAAAATTAAAAAAATTAAATTGTGTATTGAAAGACTAACAACAAGACTGGAAACAGTTAAAAAAAGAATATATGATTTGAATAATGAATATTGCCCAATATGTATTGATTCATTCACGAGACCTGTTGTTACTTCTTGTTGTAAAAATATATTTTGTTTTGAATGCATAACCTTATCAATTGCTAATACTAAAACATGTCCAAATTGTAAAAATAAAATTGAAGCATCAGATTTTAATCTAATCAATGATAATAAATCTAATAATAATAATAATAAGGAAAGTACAAATATAGTAAAAGAAAAGATGGACACATTATTAGAACTAGTACTTAGTAAGAAAAATGGAAAATTTCTAGTATTTGCAAATTATCACGAAACATTTTTGAAAATAGAAAAAGAATTTAAACTTAATAATATAATTTATAGGATTTTAAAAGGAAACAATGAAACAATAACACAAAATATCAAGGAATTTGATGAAGGCAAAATCCAAGTATTATTATTAAATGTCCAAAATTATGGTGCTGGTATGAATTTACAAATGGCAACAGACATTATAATTTATCATAGATTTACAGCAGAAATAGAGGAACAAGTAATAGGAAGAGCCCAAAGAATAGGAAGAAAGACGTCCTTATTAATTTATTATTTATTACATAATAATGAAGATAGTAAAGTTAATTCAAATGATAATTTTGAAGATTGTAATTATGATTACATGACATTTTTAGAAAATATTAAATAAAAAATATTTTTGATTTTAATAATTTTATAATAACTTATAAAAATTATTTATTGAGGAATAATTTTTATAGAAAAATCACTATTTCGACGATTTGTTAAAGATTTTTTTAATAACATAATTATTATTATATTTTGGAATTATTTTTGGAAAAAATATATTATAATTATACTTATAATTAAAAAATCGACGATAATTTTTATTAGTAACATTTTTCAATTGGAAAATTATTTTTTTGTAATATCTTTGCGTTTGATTAATATATTTTGAATTTACAACTAATAAATTCACCACTATAATTAAAAATAAGTATATATTTAGAATGTTGAATATAAAAATATACTTCATCAACAAAGAAATAATTCATAAAATAATTTATTGTAGAATGAGGAACTTTCTTTTTTTTTATTCAATATTATAATTTTAAAAAGTTTTTAATATGTCTAAACATAAATAATGGGAACATGAATATATTGCATATATTTTTAAAAAGTTCGGTGACTGTTATGAATAGCAATATTATTATTGTAAATATTACAAATTGAGTATATGTAATCCAAATTAATATTTAAAAAGAAAGTTTTGTTTGTTTCCATATCACAAATAATTATTAGTCCGTTTTTGTATAATGGCACATAAGCATAATTATTTAAAACAAAAATTTTACTATTAGAAGAACATGATGATGTCTTAGAAGAAAATTTGGGAATATATTATATGATTTCTTAAGAAATAAAATTCCGGTATTAGATTTTATTAAATATGAAACAATAATGTCTATTATATTATTAAATAAACAACCAAACAAAGCTACACCTCTACCTTTTCAAAAAAGCTGATTCATAATATTAATAACTAACAAGGTTCGAAAATATAAGGGATAAATAGCCATAATAATTTTAATTTTATTAAAAATTATTATAAAAAACGATTAAAATTAGTATCGTAAATATATTATTTTATTTATTTTTATAAATCAAATTTATAATTCTTTGGGCCTTGCCATTTTCCTCGTTCTTCAGGATAAGCTTTTCTTGTTAATTCAATTAAATTTTCATCTAAAAATGTTTTTCTAATGGGATCCAATAATTTATTTAATAATGAAATAAAGTTTGTTTTTAAATCCAAAGGATGAATAATCTTTTCCTCATATGCTTTTTCCAACTGATAATAAGATTCAAAATTTAAATCACCACCATATTTTTCTGATCTTTTAATAATTATAGGTCCATTTTGTAAAGGAAATAAAACATATTTCATAAAAGCTAATAATCCATTATCTTTAATATTTCCCTGTTCACAAAATGCGCTCATAACTTTTTTTTTAACATCATTTTCACTATCCAACAAATCAATTTTGGAATTTTTATTTGATGAACTCATTTTTTCACCCTTTTCTTTCTGAAACCCTGGTATCATAGGATTCATTAAATGAATTCTTTTTTTATAATTTATTTTTGGTAAATATTCTTCACATAATGCAAATATTTTTCTCTGATCAATACCACCAAATTGTACATCGACGTTTAAATATTCTTCATCCAAGGCTTGTAACAAAGGATATTGTAAACCAGATAATAAAGGATTGTCAACTTGTTTAACTACCTCAGCACCAGCCTTTTTAGCATTTCTAATTGTCATAATAGAAGATAGTTTATACATATCTAAAGTATATTTTTCACTTAATTGAAAGCTGGTTCCTCTAACAAATTTTAATTTTTCAAGTGGAACATTAATTGAACTTAACATTGCTTTAATAATAGCTTCATAATATTTTGTTCTTATTTCTAATAAATCCCATGGAGCCTTCATGTTGTCAAGATATGCATGTAAGTCCGCAAATAATATTGTTACTTCACAATCTGCTTTCAGAAAATCGGCTATTTTTAAAATAGGAACAAAATATCCAATATGAGGTTGTCCTGTAGTTGCTGTACCCCAATAAATTTTCAGAGTTCGTTTTTCATTTGTAATAATTGATTTCATTTTTTCAATGGCTTTCTCTTCTCCCATAATCTCACCCAATCCCCTAATAATAAGATCTATTTGATTATTCACTTTATTTTCCATTATTATAATAAACTAATATTATATAATTGATATTATTATAAATTAAAAAATCAATTTTTTAGTCAAAATAAAAATTGAAAAAATAATATTTAATGATATCAAAAATTAGATTATAATTATTTAATAATGGCAGATTGGGAAGAAATGAAAGAAACAATTACTGGATTATTAATTTGTTCAATAGAAGAAGAATACAAGATCAAATTAACAGATCGAGATATAATATTAAAAAATATAATTAGAACAAATAAAAAATCTTTTGGTGATCTAAACATATCATGTTATTTTCTATCAAAAACACTAAAAGATTCACCAAATAATATTTCACAAAAAGTTGGAAAAAATATAATTAATAAATTAGAAAAAACCAAAAATAATCATATTTCTGAAATAAAAATAATTGGACCATGTGTTAATATTTTTCTTTCTATTAATTTTTTCAATAAAATCATACCAAAAATACTAGAAAAATCCTTTCCCAACATATCAACAGATCAAAAAACAAAAACTATGATAGAATATTCTCAACCAAATACTCATAAAGTCTTTCATGTTGGTCATATGAGAAATGCTTGTTATGGAGATTGTATAATTAGACTAAACAAACAGTTGGGAAATCAAATAATAGCATGTAATTATTATGGTGATGAAGGTGCACATGTTGCAAAATGTCTTTGGTTATTACAAAAAAAAATCAAAGAGAAAAAATTAGATTTAGAATTAATTCCAAAAGAAAAAAGAGCGGAATTTTTAGGTGAGATTTATACTGAAGCAGTTGAATTGTTAGACATAGAAACATTAACCGATCTGCCTTATATGGGGGTTTATACTGCAAAAATATTATCAAAAATAAAACATCCAGAAGCACCACAAAATCTTTATATTGTGGCCGTAGATGCTGGTAATTTCGGGACGAATACGGTAATATGTGATGGAGAAAATTGTGAAGTAAATGATATTGTTGGCTATATTCCAGTAAACTCAAATTTCAAAGGTGTTAAAATCGAAACCAAAGAAATTTATGGAATAAAATCGAATGGATTAATATTATCCAACAAAGAATCAAAAATATTTGTTCTGGACAAAACCAAATATCCCGAATCAAAAATTAAATTGGGTGAAGAGCTAACCAATATTGGTTGTAAATCTAAAAATAAATTCAAAGTTTCTGAAGAACTTGCGAAAAGGCAAAATGAAGTAGATGAAGTTCTTAAAGCATTAGAATCTCGAGAGAAAAGTATAACAGAACTATGGATAAAAACGAAAGATTGGTCAATATATGAATACAAAGTAATATACAAATGGTTAGGATGTCATTTTGATTATGATTTTTACGAAAGCGAGATGTCAAAAGAAAGTGTAATTATGATTAACGAGTTCAAAAAAAAAGGAATATTTGTAGAAAATGATGGGACAACTGGCGTACAATTAGGGAATTTAGGATATTGTATGCTTCTTAAATCAAATGGTTCCGGTTTATATGCAACTAAAGATTTGGCTTTAGCTAAAAAAAAATTTGAGGAATTCGAAATTGACAAATCAATTTATATTGTTGATAAAACGCAAACATTACATTTTAAGCAAGTATTTAAAGTTTTAGAACTAATGGGTTATGAAAAAGCGAAAAATTGTCTACATCTTTCATATGCACAAGTAGTTTTACCAAGTGGCAAAATGAGTTCTAGAAAAGGCAATATTATTACCTTCTCTAAATTAGTTTCAATTCTCACCGAAGAAATAAACAAAACATATTTATCAAAATATGTGGATAAATGGTCTAAAGAAGAAATTGAGCACGCATTACATGTGATATCAGTTGCTACAATTAAATTTGGTATGTTAAATCATGATCCGGAAAAAGAGATAGTTTTTAATTTAAAAGAATGGACAGCTATTGGTGGTAAAAATGGTGCATATTTAATATATGCATATACTAGAATTAGGGCAATTTTAAGAGAAGTACCATTTCCTCCCGAATCAAAAGCTGATTACAATCTTTTGTCAAATGAAAAAAAAATTTTAATATTAATGGATGATTTTTGCAAAATTATAAAATCATCAGCAATAAATAATAATCCAAATATTTTATGTAATTATTTATATAATTTAGCAAAATTATTTTCCTCTTGGTATGAATTTTCTGATAATAATATAAAAAATTGCAGGGATGAAAATCTAAAAGTGACACGTTTAAAATTTGTAACAGCAATTTCTGTCATACTTAAAAAAGGGATGGAATTATTGGGAATTGAAACATTAGATAAAATGTAAAAATCAAAAAAATTTATTTATAAATAAAATTGAAAAAAAAATATAAAGATAAAAACACAATAAATATAATATTTTTATATATGAATATTGACGACTATTTAAATAATAAGGAAACTCCAAAAAGTGGGAATAAAAAAAAAGCACAAAAATATTTAAATTATTTGCAAAATTTTTATAAAGGAAATAAAAAATTAATTGATTTAAATGAATATGCCCACATTATTAATTTTGGGAAAATTACGGGATCAATTGTTAATATCAAATTCATAATAAATATTATAAATAAAATAGCAGATCCAAACTTTAGTCAAATATGCGTCGAAATATTCGATGATTATTTTGAAATAGAAAAAGATAGTGATTATAAAATAATTTTCAAAAATAATAACATTTCAAATAAATTTATTGAGGAAAGAAAAGCAATAATGGAATTCACAAGAGATCAACAAATAGCAATAAAAGAAATAATGGACTTTATTATTGATAATGAAAAAAAAACTTATGGATTATATGGTTATGCAGGAACTGGAAAAACCACTACAATTGTTGAAATTATAAATTATTTACTGATAAACGAATACACAAAAAGTGTGGCATTTACAGCACCAACAAATAAAGCAGTCAATATTATGAAATCGAAAATGAGAACAAATTTAAAAATAATTGCAGAAACGCTATGTAATAAAAAATACGAAAATAATTTCAATATAGAACATGTTATTGAGGATTTATACAATAATGGAATAAAAATAGATTTTATAACGATACATAGATTATTAAACTATAAAAATGATTTCGATATATCTGGTGAAAGAGTTTTTTTAAGAAATGGGAAAACTTCAATAACATCTTACGAAATAATAATTATTGATGAATGTAGTATGATTCCAGTAAAAATAATAACACATTTATTTGAAGATATAAGAACAGAAAGGAAAATAATCAAAAATGTGATCAAAACTGACAACAAAAATAAACCTACCAAAACAAAAATAAATCTCAATCAAATACCAAAGTTAATCTTTTGTGGAGATCCTGCACAATTACCACCAGTAAATGAAAAAGTTAGTGCAATATTTCTCAAAAATAAAAAACAATTATCATATATAGATTTTTATAAATTAAATGATCCCACAAATACATACTATCTAAACGCATCAGTAAATCCTAGAATTGCTTATGAAAATTTGGTTGAAGATATTTTAAAGATGAAATATACTGTGCTAAAAGAGGTGGTTAGAAATAAAATAGAAAATGTTGTGAATCTTTGTTATCATATCAGAGAATGGGTTGAAGATATAATCTCGGTATTACAACTTAAAAAATATGTTGGAAAAGGAGTATTAATGTATAAGGGTGAAAAATCAAAAACATCCACAATTTGGTTTAAGAAATTTATAACATATCAAAAAAATAATTCAAAAGACAATACAAGTAATATAATACTAACTTGGACAAATAAACAAACAGATGAATACAATAGCGCTATTAGGAACATAATATTTTCGGAATCATCTCAAAGAAAACTCGAAAGATTTGAGATAGGTGATATACTAATGTTAGATGAGTTTTACAATCTAGATGAAGTTGTAGTAAAAGGAAATCAGGATAACAAAAATAAATTCTACACATCAGAACAAATTAAAGTTACACATAAAGAAAAAACAGTATGCGATAAAAAATTATTTTTCGAGCAGGTATCCAAAAGTTTATTAAAAATGAAAAATACAAATCATATTATGACAAAATACAAAGAACTTATTAAACTTCTTAATCAAAGAACCTCGCGAGTTTATAATATTTGGAAATTATCAGTTCAAAGATTAAGTGAATCAACTATAAAAAATACTATACCTGATTCCTATATAATAAATGTTTTGGAAGATGATTCCAAAGGTGTGTGGGAAAATGATAAAGAAATAGCTATGCATTTAATAAAAAATTTTAGAAATGTGATTATCTCTAATTTTAGAGAACAAATCAAATCAGTTGATCGCGAAATTATTCGTCCATTATGGAGACAATTTAATAAAATTTTTGTTGATCCATTTGCACGTGTTAATTATGGGTATGCAAACTCAGTCCATAGAAGTCAAGGAAATGGAATTCATAATGTTTTTGTTGATAGTGATGATATACTAAATAATCCAAATACAGAAGAAGCAAAAAGATGTATTTATACGGCTTTAACAAGAGCATCAAATGAGATTCACTTATTAATATAATAAATAGTTTATTTATTGAGAGAAAATATATGATGTTTATATATCATATTTTTAATAAAATTGAAAAACTTATTTTTTAAATATAAAACTTGATAATATTCAAAATAAATGTCTGTAATAACAACCTTTAAAATAGAAAATGAATTTTCAAATCTCGAAGAAAATATTAAAAAATTAAAGTTATTAAATAATTCGATAACTTTTCAAATAATTATCAAAGAATCTATCAAATTATTATCATCATTATCACAAGTAATAGAAAAAGAATGTAATTTATTTGGGAAAAAAATTGCAAAAGAATTATTAATTAATATAATATCCTTCTTACCATGTGAATATGCCTTAATTTGTAGAAGAGTGTGTATGGATTGGCAAAAATATCTTAAGAGTGAATTATCAAAGAAAATATTATTATCAATTCCAAAAAATATACATTATTTAGAATTATTATATGTCGGTTCTAGACAAAGAACAATGACGAAGATAAAAAATGATATATATATATGTAATCTTTATGACTTTAGTAAAATAAATACCAAAAATTTTAAAATAATTAAAGAACAAAATATAAAATTTCATACAGATATGATATATTCAAATAACAACTTCATTTGTACTAGAAGATCTAGGGAAATTAAAATTTATTCATTAAATATGGAACTGGTAAATTCCATACCAACAGAGTATAGTTGCGGTTTAGCAATTGACAATAATAATAATATTTTTATTTCAACAAATAAAAAATTACATATATATAATTTGGATGGGAAATTAATTAATTCGTGGAATTTGGAATTTAAATTGGATGGACAAAAATCAAGAAGAATGGCATTTAATGGAAATGAAATTTATATGGTTGACACCCCTTTTAATAGAATTTGTGTATTTTCTTACAAAGGTGAACTAATTAGATCTTGGGGAAGTTATGGTGACAAACCTGGGGAGTTAAAAGATCCTTGGGGAATTTGCATTTATAAAGATATTATTTTTGTTGTTGATACGGGGAATAAAAGGATTCAAGCTTTTACTTGTTTTGGTAAATTTATTTTGGAATATAAACATAAGACTGCAATAGATATTGCAGATATTGTAATTGTAAATGATTATATATATTTAACTGATTGGTCAGTCTATCATGTTTCAAAATTTAAAATAATATATTAGTAAAAATTAAAATTATCAGGTAATTTATTTGGAGAAATATCAATATAAATATTAAAAAGAATTCACTATATTATTACCATTATAAAAAGTCATCTTTCCACCTCTGGCGGTTCGCTAAAGTGAAGCATCTTCGATGCAAATTAGTTTAGAATATAATTATTTCTAGATGCATTAAAAATGCTCTGCGAAGCAGACCAGCATATCTACCTTTTTGAAATAAGATGTATTATGATAATTAGAAAAATAATGCATGAGACATTGTGGTATTAAAATATTTCCCACCCAATATATATATTTTTTTTTAATAAATGTTATTTTTAAAAAAAGATTAATTTACAAAATATA